TCGCATCTATTCCTTTGAGCGTGTATTATGACCTCAAGCGGCGCGGCATCGCTGACGATCCCGTTGCGCTCAAGAAATGGCTGAATGACGGGGACAACCGGGTGTTCAGGACGCGCGAAGGGACAGTCTGATGGCCATCACGACCTACAGCGAGTTGCAGTCGGCCATAGCTGATTGGCTTCTGCGCACCGATCTGACCTCGGTTATTCCGTCGTTCATTGCCTTGGCCGAGGCTAAGTTCAACCGGCGAATTCGGGATTACCGGATGGTTTCGCGTGCGACCCTTACGATTGACGCAGAATATGAAGACGTGCCGACCGATTGGCTGGAAAACATCCGCTTCCAGCTTGAAACGTCTCCGATCACAACGCTGGAGTATGTGACGCCGGATCAAGCAGCCGAGGAAAAGAAGCTTGCTGGCAGCGGCAATGCGCGGCCTCAGTTCTTTTCCATGATAGGCAATCAATTTCAAATCATTCCGTCGCCTGACACGTCTTACAGCGGAACGCTAACCTATTATGCAAAAATCCCGGCTCTGTCGGATAGCAACACAACGAACTGGCTCCTGACCAACTCGCCCGACGTGTATCTCTACGGGGCGCTTCTTGAGGCGGCGCCGTATCTTGACGACGACAGCAAGTTGCAGGTTTGGGGAAGTTTGCTGGAACAATCGCTTAATACGCTGCAAATCGAGTCTGATCGTGCTAAGGTCGGCTCATCTTCAATAAGGATGCGGGCCAAGCCTATGGCCTGATCGTCCTGCCACAGCCTAAATGAATGGGGTAAAGCATGGCACAGAACACGACAAAGATTATTCCGGCAAAGACTTGGACGCAGCTGACCGATGCGGACGTGACAACGATCACGTTCCAGAACACGAGCGGCTTTTACGTGCTTGTCGCCGGTACGGCGGGCGCAACGGCTCCGACCGATGACGCTGGTGCCATCCGATACAATCCGGGCCAAGGCGAGTTGAACACGGCACTGTCTGACCTGTTCCCTGGCATCTCGGCGACCCGCGTTTACGTCTACGCGCCTATCGGCGGCGAAGTCATGGTTTCGCACTCTTAATTGGAGGTTGAGCCATGCGTGAGATTGTTTCTCCCCTAAGCGGTATCCGCAGCCCCTTTGGCCAGCGGCGTGATCTGTACAAGGTTCTTGGCTTTAAGCCGGGTTTTGTTGCGGACTTCGGGGCTGAATACTACCGCGCGACCGCGCGCACCACCTTTGCCAATACGATCACCAGCGTGGCCACCTCCAACGCAACGATGACCGACAGTGATGGCCTGCTCAAGTGGCGTCCCCATAACTTGCTGACGTATAGTGAGGACTTCTCGAACGCTGCTTGGAATAAAGCTAGTTCATCTACTATTGACGCAAATGTAGCACACGCACCAGATGGCTCCATCACAGCAGACAGAATAAACTTTGCCGCAGACACAAATTCGAGGGCTGAACAAATTGTCACAACTACGGCAACTGATTATACATTTTCTGTTTGGCTCCGGTCTGAAAGCGGAACGGTAACCCTAACTCTGAGAAACGCGGGGGCGGACTTTACAGATATTGATGTTGGAGAGACTTGGGCCTTATACACGCATGTATTTACAGAAACAGACACTAGCGCGTTCATCAGTATAAAAAACCGCGACGCTACAGCAAGGTCAATTCTTTCTTGGGGTGCACACGTCTACCGCTCCGACCTTGGCGGCATGGTGGATAACCCTGACCGAGGCGACAGCTACGTTCCCACCACCTCTGCTGCTGTGTATCTCCCTCGGAGAAATCACCACGTCTGGGATGGCTCTGCATGGGTGAACGAGGGCCTGCTGCATGAGAGTGAAGCGCGGACGAACCTCTGCACCGCATCTAATGAGCTTGACGCAGGGAATTGGACGGTTAGAAACACTAATAGTCTCACCTTCACTGCCAACCAAACAACTGGTCCAGACGGGAATACCTCACTCGGCTCTCTGACGATCACGGACACCGCGAATGAAGACCACGGGACCGCTGTCGTCACCACCCTCGCGGCGGACACAGACTACACTCTATCTGCAAAAGTGAAGGACATTGACCAGAGATTTGTCTCCTTGTGGCTGTACGGGGCTTCAAATCACTGGGCGGTTGCTGTGTTTGACTTACAAACCGGGACTGTCACCGACACCCAGACTGGCGCAACCAGCGGAACTATTACGGGAACCTTTGTAGAAGATTTGAGTGGCGGTCTTTACAGAATATCCATGGCCGCGCAGGTTGCTGATGTAAACGCCACAGAGCAATTCGGTCTTTGTTTTGTTTCAAGTGGAACCCCGACATTATCTACCAATGGCCTTGAAGCATATACGGGCGTTGCTGGTGTTGGCGTTTACGCAGGATTTGTTGATCTCGAAGCAGGCTCCACCCCGTCCAGCCACATGCCCACCAATGGCTCCACAGCCACCCGTGCAGCCGAGACGCTGACCATCCCGAGTGCTAACCTGCCGTGGCCTACTCCCCGTGTGATCGGTGATGAGTTGTGGAACACCCCGACGATCAGCGACCCTGCTGTTTGGTCATGGGATGGTTCAACCTTAACCGGCACAGGTGACGGAACAAGCGACACCGCCACAGGTGATGCTGTAACAGCGGGGGGCCTATATAGCGTTTCTTTCACAGTCGGTGCGGCTGGTGCTGGGCTTTTTCAAGTAAGACTTGGGAGCACTTTCATCGCTACTCTAGGGGGCGGGGCCAATCAAACATATTCGTACACAGTTGTTGCCACTGACACCACTGGATTGCGTTTTACAGATACAGGAAGTACCACCGCAGTTATTGACAACATCTCCGTCCGCGAGATCGACCCTCTTGCCGTGTCTATCCAGATGGAAGGGCAGGTGACGTATGTTGATAATGATTCGTCCGTCGAGGCTGAGTTTTGCAGGTGGGAGAATGACGCCAGCAATACAATCCGCTCATTCCTACGAACCAATTCCACCAACACTGGGCGCGTTGAGTTTAGGCAGATTGAGAGTGGAACTACGGACAGCGTTACTTCTGCGGAAGAAGCCTACTCACCCGGCATCCTTGTCCCGTTCAACATCGCATCAAGACACGGTGCTACCTTCGTCAACGGCGCAGTCGATGGCACTGCACTAACGGCTAACACCACCCCAGTTGCTCTACCTGATCTGTCTGCCACTGACCTAGAACTTGGCTATGAGTTCATGGGCACGATCAAGACTTTCCGCATCTGGGCGGATGACATTGGTGATGCTGGCATTGCGGAGGCTTCGTCATAATGAGCTACAACCTAGGCACCGAAGAAAACCCGATCCTTGTTCTGGTCAACTTATCTGGGGGAATGCTTGACGCTGTTGTCAGGGCCACTGACGAGGCTACCTTCGAGGCGGCTGCACGGTGGGCAGAACTCAAGTATGAGGTCACAGAGACCGTCACAGACCCGGAGACAGGGGAAACCACCACGCAAGGCACTGGTGAGTGGGCTATCGCCAAGGGTGTTCACATTGATCACCTAGGCCCTGTCGTGATCACCCCCGGAACCTATGACGCAGAGGGCACCGAACTGACTGCACCTGTTGTGGACACTCGCCACCACGTCAATATCCGCCTCACTGAACCTGCGCTATCCCGTGTCGATGACTACGGCGTGATCAAGTGGGAGAAGTGGGCAATGGCGTGGTCTCTTGGCGGCGAAGACGATACTCAGATCAATGCACAAGAAGTCGGCAAGGTCATTCAGGGTGTGTCGCTTATCGACCCGGATACGATTGCCAGCCCGTCGCGGGTTTGGCTTTAAGAGGATATAGGATGGAAACTGTCCTTCAATACTGGCCGATTATGATGGGCTTCGTGGGTTTTCTTGTGTGGCTTATCAGGCTGGAAGGACGCTCTGTGGAAAACACTAAAGAGATCAAGCGACTTTGGAACCAGCGCAAGGAAGACCTTGATGCCTCTAAGGAGGCGCGCGAAGAAACCAACAAGATGCTTAGCGAGATCAGAGACGACATTAAGGCTTTAATAGCGAGGGTCGGCAAATGAAGATGCACCAGCTACAGCGCCAAGCCTACATCATGGCCTCGGAAGAGAAGGGTCTGCGCGAGCTACGCGGGCCTGAGAACAATCCAAGCGTTGTGCAGTTCTTTGCTGACGTGGGGCATGGTTGGGTTAAGGACGATGAGACTGCGTGGTGTGCTGCTTTCGTTGGAGCCATGTTAGAACGGGCTGGGCTTCGATCCACCCGAGCATTGAATGCGCGTTCCTATCTTGAATGGGGCCAAGAAGTTAGGCTGGAGGATGCGAAGGTTGGAGATATTCTTGTTTTCTGGCGCAATAGCCCCGACGATTGGCGGGGTCATGTGGGGTTTTTCGTCAATCGAGCTGGCACTCACCTTGAGGTTCTTGGTGGCAATCAGTCAGATGCCGTGACGGTTCAGCGCTATCCTGTGAGCCGCCTTCTTTCTGTGCGACGGATGCCTGCCGATGAAGATCATGTTCCGCAAACCCGCGTTCCTGTCCTTGATGCTCAGCCGCCTCGCCCTGTCAAAGAGGGTCCGCTGGTTAAGCTCATCAACAGACTGTTTTCCTTCCTCAGCAAAGGTGGACCGGCATGAGATATATTCGACCGACAAGCCTGACGTGGTGGGCTGGCCTGAGTTCCATCGCAATTGGTATTCTGATGTTGTCTGGTGCAGGCGGTTGGGCAAATGAGCTTGGCCGCTTTGTTACTATTCTGGCAGGCGGTCAGGACGCTTCGCCCGCAGCTTTGATGGCGCTTGGCACTGGCCTGATTGGCATTCGTGACAAGCTGTCTCGGGTGTTTGACGATGAGTGAGATCATCATTGGCTTCGGTGCTCTGCTGATTAGCGCTATGTCGCTGTTCCTTGGGCAATGGTTGGGCCGCGCCAGCGGGCGCAGAGAGGGCCGTCAGGAGGCAGAAGATGCTGCGATGCGTGACACTACCGAGCGAGTGGAAAGGGGCCGTGAGGCGGTCTCTGCTGGCCGCTCCGATAATCCTGTTGACCGGCTGCGGTCTAACGAGGGTAGCTGGCAATGAGGGCGGGGCGGGCTGCGTCTCTTATCAGGAAGCGCGCCTGTCTCTACCGCCTGTGGAAACGATTGCCGAAGTGCCAGAGGCTTGGGCGTCGTGGATAGCTGATCTGGATGATCGCATGACAGGTACATGCAGGTAGCCTCTGCCTGTGCTATATCTAAGGCAACGAAAGGGGTTATATCATGGCCACCACAACAAATTACACCTGGGACTTGCCAACCGTCGGTGGCGACGAGGACACCTGGGGGACAAAACTAAACGGCAACTGGACTGCGCTTGATACGCTTCTCGGCGGCGTCAATGCGACTGAGTTTGCTATTCTGGACGGGGCAACGGTCACGACCGCCGAATTGAACCTGCTGGACGGCGTGACGTGGACGCTGACCGACTACAATACGCTGACGGCCACGGCTGCTGAGTTGAACCTTCTTGATGGTCTGACGGCGGTCTCCGGGGCTGATACGACTATTGTGACCGGAACGGCGGGTTCTGACGGCGACATTGTGCAGTGGAACGCTGATGGTGATCTGGTAAGCTACGGCGCTGCCACACAGTCTCAAGCGACGTGGGAAGCCGGCACTAGCACAACAGAAAGCCTTGTCTCGCCAGCGAAGGTGAAGGCTGCGGTTGAGGCGCTGGCACCGAGTCCGGTTGGATCTGCCCTGTCGTGGTCGTCGTGGTCAAACGGGTCTCAGTCAAGCGTTGCGCACAGTCTCGGATCTGCCCCGACAATCTGGTTTGCCTACATGGAGTGCACGTCAGCGGATGCTGGGTTTTCAGTCGGAGATATCGTGCCGATCAATTACTCGCATTCCAGCGCGGGATTCAACGGCGCGACGACTTACGCGGACGCGACGAACATCTACCTTCGCGTCGGATCTGGCGGCTTCAACACCTACAGTTTTTCGGGCGCTTACACTTCAGACTTTAACCCGGCGAAGTGGACGGCCAAGGTGCGGATCATCAGCTAATGACCTACGTCCCCATAAAAATCCCGCCTGGTTTCTTTCGCAACGGCACCGACCTTGAAGGCGTGGGCCGCTGGCGTGATGGCAGCCTTGTGCGATGGAAAGAGGGTAGCCTACGCCCAATCGGCGGCTGGCGAGATCGTGTTGCCTCGGCCTATGCCGCCGCGCCGCGCGGGATGCTGGCGTGGGAGGATAACAGCGCGGATCGCTGGATCGCGGCGGGGACGTATAACAAACTCTACGTCATGATCGGCAGCGCCAGCAGCGCGTCGGATATCACGCCAGTCGGCTTGACGGCTGGCCTTGAAGACGCTGCGGTGAATACCGGTTATGGGGGCGGCACGTTCGGATCAAGTTTCTACGGTACGATCCGACCGGATACCGGCAACTTCTCAGAGGCGACCACTTGGCAGATGGATACATGGGGCCAGTATTTAGTCGCGTGCAGCAGTTCCGACGGGAAATTGTACGAGTGGCAATTGAACACCGGGACACCTGCGGCTGCCATCAGCAATGCTCCGACCGGATGCTCCGGCGTGTTCTCGACAGAAGAGCGGTTTCTGTTCGCGCTTGGCGCTGGTGGCGACAACCGCAAGGTCGCGTGGTCTGACCAGGAAGATAACACGACATGGACGGCTGCGGCGACCAATCAGGCTGGCAGTCAAATCCTGCAAACGCCGGGCCGGATCATGTGCGCACAACGCACAAGCGGTCAGTCGCTAATCCTTACTGACACAGACGCGCACCGTGCGGTATATGTTGGGCCGCCTTTTGTCTATCAATTCGAGCGCGTCGGGTCGTCTTGCGGCATAATCGCCCGCAAGGCATC